ATTTACATCTCGAAAGAGGTGTATTTTTATTGTGTAAATATGGTATAATGTAGATAGAAAGCGAGGTGTAGAGGTATGGGAAGACCTTTGTTATTCAAAACAGAAGAAGAGTTAAAAAGAAGAATAGACGAATATTTTGAGTATTGTGAAATTAATGAAAAACCTATGACTATGAGCGGTTTAGCGTATTACTTAGAAATAGACAGGCAAACCCTTATAAACTATGGTAAAAAAGAAGCGTATTTCGGCACTGTAAAAAGGGCTAAAGAAAGAGTGCTAATGAATACAGAAGAAAGATTGCAAAGTTCAGGACAACCGACAACAGGGATTATATTTGCATTGAAAAATAACTATGATTGGACAGATAAGAAAGAGGTAGATCAAAAGGTAGAGGGTGTTAACATTGTATTCAAGAGAGATTAATTTTTTGGAGAAAATAGCACCGAACTTCGATGATTTACTTTATGATGTTATGGAACATAATCACACCCATTATATGCTTAAAGGAGGGAGAGGAAGTACCAAGAGTTCGTTTGTATCTAAGGTTATTCCTCTTCTTATAATGGCTAATAATGATTGCCACGCTGTTATAGTCAGAAAAGTAGGGCAAACATTAAAAGGCTCTGTTTATAATCAGATGATTTGGTCTATAAATGATTTAGGATTAAATGGTTATTTTAAGGTTTATAAATCTCCTTTGAAGATTGTTTATACTCCAACTAATCAAGAAATTGTCTTTTTAGGTTGCGACGACCCTATGAAAGCTAAAGGTATAACCGTTCCATTCGGTAGAATAGGAATTGTGTGGTATGAGGAGTTAGACCAGTTCAATGGCATGGAAGAGATAAGAAGTATGACACAGTCTTTTATAAGAAAGAATGGTGATAACTGGGTGTTTTATACTTTTAACCCTCCTAAATCTAAGAATAATTGGGTTAATGAAGAGCAACTAATTGATAGAGAAGACAGGTTGATCCACCATAGTACCTATTTAACTGTTCCGTCTGATTGGTTAGGGCAACAATTTATAATAGAAGCTGAACATCTAAAGAATGTAAAAGAAGAAGCTTACAAACATGAATATTTAGGTGAAGTAACTGGAACTGGTGGAAATGTATTTGATAATGTAATTATAAGAGAAATAACAAAAGAGGAAATAAATAATATGGAGGAATTTGAGTATGGTGTTGACTTTGGATTTAGTATAGACCCTGCAACTTGGTGTAAAATCCATTATAAGAACAACAAGCTTTATATTATAGATGAAATATACGAACAGGGATTAAGCAATAAAAAACTAACTGATAAAATACTAGAAAAAGAACCAAATATCTACAAAAAACCTATTGTTGCAGATAGTGCTGACCCTAAATCTATCTCTGAAATGAGAGGATATGGCTTAAATATGCAAAAAGCTAAAAAAGGTCCTGATAGTAGGGATTTCACTTATAAATTTTTGCAGATGTTAGATGAAATTGTAATTGATAAGAAAAGAACTCCAAACGCCGCTAAGGAATTTATAGGTTATGAGTATGAGATGAATAAAGATGGGCAGTTTATAAGTAAATATCCAGACGGGAATGACCACTATATAGATGCAGTTAGGTATGCTATAATGGATATAGCAAGAAGAAAACAGAAACGTAGCTTTAGTGCAAATAAGATTTTTTAGGAGGTATTAAGATGAATAAAGACATGGTAAACCACCCAAGCCATTACAACAAAGGCAAATATGAAGTTATAGACGTTATAGAGGACTGGAGGCTTGGTTTTTCTTTAGGCAACGCTATAAAGTATATTGCTAGATGTGAACACAAAGGGAATAAAAAGCAAGATTTAGAGAAAGCTATGTTTTATGTAAAAAGATTTTACGAAAAGCAAATTCAAGAACCACTACACGAAGAAGGGTATAATATTAAATTAGAAAATGTTCTTAACGATTGGGGTTTAAGTCCTATGTTAACTTTATCTATTTATTACATTTATAGATATGCTTTAGGATTGGAACATATTAATATAATGATTGAGGTTCATAGATTGCTTTCAATTGAATCAGAAAAGGAGGAATAAAATGAAAACATTCCAAGACTTTCAAGCTAGTGGGGATAAAGCTTCATTTATCCTCCAGGCTATACAAGAATTTAAAGGAACGAGTAAATATAATAATGCTATAGAAGCACAAGCATATTATAGAGAAGAAAATACAAAGATTAAAAACCGTCTTAAATGGCTTTATGATAGTTTAGGAAGACAAGTAGTAGATAAGTTTAAAGCTAATAATAAAATCGCTAATACGCTATTTCCTAAGATAATTAAGCAAGAGGTTAGTTATCTATTAGCAAACGGGCTTATGACAGAAGAAAAAGTCAAAGAAGGTTTAGGGAAGAAATTCGATATTAAACTTAAAAGGTGTGGAACTGCTGCACTTGTTGACGGTGTGGGGTGGGGTTATTGTTTTATTAACTCTAAAGGACAATTTGATATTGATATATGGAGAGGAACTGAGTTTATACCGTTAGAAGATGAAAGAACAGGTCAAGTTAGAGCAGGGATAAGATTTTGGCAAATAGATACAGATAAACCTATGTGGATAGAACTGTATGAAGAAGATGGAAAGACAGAGTATAAGTGTGATAAGAACAAGATAGAAATAACAGAACCTAAGAAGAATTACATTATCAAGACCGTTAAAGATGCTATAGAGGAGAGAGAAGTAGGGCAAGAAGGGTTTAGTAGACTTCCGATATTCCCTTTATATGCAAATGATATAAGGACATCAAGGTTTACATTTGCTTTGAAACAGAAAATCGACTTATACGACATTGTTTATTCAGACTTCTCTAATAACTTTGAAGATAACGAAGATATTTATTGGGCGTTAAAGAATTACGACGGAGAAGCGGGGGATTTTTTAAGTGATCTAAAGCAATATAAAATGATAAATGTTGATGAAGACGGAGACGCAACCCCTCACACTTTAGAAGTTCCATACCAAGCTAGAGAAAGCATTCTAAATATGTTAAGTAAATCGATATACTCTGACGCTATGGGACTTGATACTTCTGTATTAGCGGGTGGTAGTTTAACTAACGTTGCTATAAAAGCAAATATGATGGACTTAGATTTAAAGACCGACGAATTTGAAACTGGTTGCTTAGATTTTTGCGATAATATAATTCAGTTGTACTTAGAATACATCAAAAAACCTAATGAGAAATATTCTATTAATTTCGTTAGAAATAGGTTAGTAGATGAAACAGAAGTAATTAATAATATAATTAATTCTGTTAGTGCTTCTATAATGAGTTTAGATACTGCTTTAAGAAGCCACCCTATGATAGATGATGTTAAGTTAGAAAAGCAACTAATAGATGAAGAAGTTGCTGATAAATTTAAGTTAGAAGAGCCTAAAGAAGAGGTAGTGTAATGCTATCTCTTTTCTTGTATAATTAAAGAGAGGTGATATTATGGATAAAGCACATAAAGAAACTGATAAAATCCTTGCTAAGCTAGAAAAAAATATTGAAGAGTTATATTCTGATGCTTTAAGAGAATTAAAAAGTAAATTAAATACCGTTATAAGTCGAATAGACACTACTAAAGACGCACAACAGATATATAATCAATTACAACAGAAAAAGCGTTTAGAAGCTCTTATAAGAGAAATGTCACTGGTTGTTAATAATGCCAATAAGGTCGCTATGGATATCATGAACGATGATATGATAGACATTTATTCTTTAAACTATAATTGGGGTGCTTATGAAGTAGAAAAGGCAGTTGCTAAAGATATAGGATATACTCTTTATAATAGAAACGCTATCAAGTTATTATTAAAAGAAGAGATAAACCCGTTTACCTTGATGGCTATTGATGATTTAACAGATAAGACTACTTTGTATAAAGAATTAAAGAAAGCTCTTGCTAGTGGACTTCTACAAGGTGAGAGTATGCAGAAGATAGCTTCAAGAATTAAAAAAATAACTGAAAAGAACTATAATGATTCTCTTAGAATTGCTAGAACCGAAACGACTAGAATAGAGAATGTTGGCAGATTAGACAGTTATAAGTTTGCAGAAAAACAAGGATTAAAGATTCAAAAATCATGGTTAGCTACAATGGATAAAAGAACAAGGGAATCACATCAGAGAGTTAATGGCGAGATAGTTGACTTGGATAAGCCTTTTAGTAATGGTTTGATGTACCCGGGCGACCCAAACGGTGGAGCGAGAGAAGTAATCCGTTGTAGATGTACTATGACTACTGAATTTGTAGGTTTTGAAAAAGGAGAAAAAGAAAAAGAACTTGATGAAAAACTTAGGAAAATGAGTTTTGAAGAGTGGCAAGAAAGGAAAGAAAAGAATAAAATTAAAGAATCTAAAATAACAAAAGAGGAAAATAAAAAACGAACAACAACTAAAGAAAAAGACAAAAAAAGTAACCAAGAAGAAAGTTGAGAATAAAGTTAAATTTTACCAAGATAAAGAATTAAAAGTTATGACAGAAAAGCAACTAAACAAGGTAGCTTTAGATTTAGCGAAACAATACTATCCAGTCAGCGGAATTCAATTTGGCAACAGGAAAGTAGATGATGTAATAAGGGAATTGTCAAAGACAAAAAGAAGCAAAACAAGCTTGATAAAAGACATAAAAAGTATGCAAAGAAAATTAAAGGAATTAAAGCAATGAAAATAAAGTTTGAAAATAACGCCAACGTATTTAAACAAGAAATGGGGAATAGAGGGAATAAAATCGCTATAGCTTTAGGGACGAAAATAGTTTCGGTTTGGCAAAAGATAATCACTGCTAAAAAAGTTGTTGATACTGGAAGGTTTAGAAACAGTACACAATGGTATGCAGATAAGAATAAAGTAGTGATAGGTTCACCGCTTTCATATCCGATTTTTCTTGAAAATGGGACGAGTAGGCAACCCGCAAGACCAACGCTTAAACCTGCTATAATGGATTATAGAGAAGATTACGAAAAGTTAATTGAACAAATATTAAAAGATTGACAATAATATTTAATTTTGCTATAATATACTTGGACATGATAATTCTCCTTTGATAAATTATACTCACCCCTAAGACGAGAGGAAAAAATCCTCTCTTTTTTTATTTTATTATTGACAATATAATTAAGTATGTTATAATTTAAGTATAATAAAAGTTTGGAGGTTTTAATTATGAAATGGAATTATAGAAAGTTTTTAAGAAATATGTTTTTTACAGTTGTAGCACCAATATTGGTTGTTGCTATAGCGTTTATAGGGGCTTTAATAGCTGATTGGCTTTATAATTTACCTAATTGGTTCGGATTTTAGGAGGTTATTATGGATAAAAATGTGTTGAAAATCAAACAAAACTACCCGTTAGAGTTTAAAGTGGAGATGACTAAAAGGAGGATAGAGAACTTTGTTAGATGGGTAGGTTTAGATAACGCTTATATAGCTTTTAGTGGTGGCAAAGATTCCACTGTTTTATTGCATATAGCAAGACAACTATATCCTAATATAAAAGCAGTTTTTAGTAATACTGGACTTGAATTTCCTGAGATAGTCAAATTTGCAATGTCGCAAGAAAATGTTGAAATGATTAGACCTAAAAAGGGGTTTTCGCAAGTTATAAAAGAAGATGGTTATCCAATGATAAGCAAAAAAGTAAGTAATGCAGTTAGATTAGCGAAGCAAAATATAAAAGATGGTAAGTTAGATACCTTTAGAGTTAAACAGTTAACTGTAGGTTTGGAAGGTTCTAAGTTTAACATGAAGAAATGGGGCTTTTTATTAGATGCCCCATTCGAAGTTACCGAAAAATGTTGTTATTATCTAAAAAAAGAACCTTTGAAAAGATACGAAAAAGAAACGGGAAGAAAACCTGTTGTAGCAACTATGGCACAAGAAAGTTTACAGAGGGAAAGTTCGTATTTAAAAACTAATTGTAATAGTTATAACGAAGGTTCAGAAATGTCTAGACCTATGAGCTTTTGGACAGAACAAGATATTTTAATGTACTTAGCAAGATTCAAAGTTCCTTACTGCTCTATTTATGGAAAAATAAAAGCTGATATAGTAGATGATGATGGTGATATTGGTTGGCATTGGCATTATTACACTACAGGAGAAAAAAGAACAGGTTGTATTTTCTGTGGGTTTGGGGTGCATTTAGAAAAAGGTAAAAATAGATACCAAAGACTAGAGCAGACACACCCTAAACTACATGATTATTGTATGAATAAATTAGGATTTAAAGATGTTTGTGAATATTTAAATATACCTTACAAGAATGAAGAAGGGGAGTAATCCTCTTCTTTTTTTATTCTTTTAAACACAAAAAGAGAAGGTTAAAACCCTCTCTCTCGTTTTAATTTAAGATATTTAATATACATTCGAACAAACCATATAAACTTAGAAACATACCTAATATTAAACAGTAATTTATTGTTTTTTGATCACAATTATGATTTTTTAAAAACTCAACAGTGAAAGAAATTAAAAATAAAAATAATAGTAAAATAAAAATTTTCATTACACCCCTCCTCTAATAAACAAATATAATATTTCCTTCTATACTGAATCTCATTCTTTTCCTTTGTAGTTCCTTACATATTTTAATTCTCTCCTTAAATCCATTATAAGGAATAGCTTCACATATAAATCTACCCATGATAATACCTCCTAAGAATATTTATAAGTTAATTATACACTTACTTAATTATTTTGTCAACAAATAAAAAAATACTTTACAAGTGTGTACCCACTATGTTATTATTGTCTTGCGAGGTGATAATATGAAAAATCGTAAGAGAAGTAAACAAGTTAAATTCTACCTTACTGAAAAAGAGAAAAAAGCGTTTGATAATTGGAGAGGTGAAAAACCTATTCATATCGCTATAATGGAAATAATTAATGGTAAATAAGGAGGATATTAAAATGCAAAACACTAAAAAAGTTTTTTCAATTAATGATGTTAAGAATAAAAAGAGCAACGTTTCTCTTATACAATTTCCGGAGGTTAAGTATTTAAAAGATGGCGGAACAGTTCCAATAAAGACAATGGCAAATTTAGAATATTTGTTAAATCATTATGGAATAAATCCAGTTATGAATAAGATAACTCATGAATTAACTTTACAAATGGAAGGTAGAAAGTTTAAAAAAAGAGGTGAAATGCTGACATTTGTATATGATTTACAAGTGAAAGAAGGTTTAAATCTTAATAGGGCGGTATGCGACGAATATTTAATTGATATAGCTAATAGAAAAGAAATAAATCCCTTTGTAGATATGCTGAAGAAGTACAGAAATGATAATCACGATATAGTGCTTGATGTGTTTGAAAAGTGTTTAACGCTTCAAGATGACGCTTTAGAAGATGCGGAGTATTATTTCACTTTGTTTTATAAATGGCTTCTAAATGTTGTTAAAATGGCTCACAATGAGCTAGAAAACCGTTATAGTTCTAATGGAGTATTAACACTCCAAGGGGAACAAGGGTGTCGTAAATCAACGTTTGCACGCAAATTAATGCCACTTAATGACTTATTCAAAGATGGAGTATCTTTAGACCCTGATAAAACTGATAGCGTGATCCAAAATACTAAATATATTCTTGTTGAGTTAGCAGAATTAGATACAACTTTAAAAGCTGACCAAGGTAAAATTAAGCAGTTTTTAACTAATACAACAGATGAATACAGAGTTCCGTTTGGACGTGTAGCTGAAATATATCCAAGACTAACAAGTTATATCGCTAATGTTAATAAAAAAGATTTCTTAAAAGATGAAACAGGTTCAAGAAGGTTTTGGGTAATTCCTGTTAAATCTTGTAATATAGAAGAGTTTGACAATTTCAATATGTTTGAGTTTTGGGGCGCAGTATACGATATGTGGTTGACTAATTATAGTATCGATTGGTTGACCAAAGAGGAAGAAGCGAAACAAAAAATAATTAATAGACAATTTAATGCTCAAACAGATATATCAATCATATTAGATGACAAGGTAGACTGGGAAAGTAATGATTTGAGAGTGTACAAGCTTACAGAAATAGCTGAAAAGCTTAATATAAAAGAAAAGAAAGCACTTGCTAATGAGCTTATGAGGAGAGGAATACCTAACCAACCATATAAAGTTGATGGTAAATCAATCCGTGGTTACAAAATACCATTTATAAGAGATTACTGGGAATAAATTAAGGCAGTATTTTTACTGTCTTTTTTTATTTTCATTTACTACATTTTTATGTAGTAATACTACATTTTTACTACATTTTGCGGTTACATTTTTGTAGTTTACTACATTTTTAATGATAAAACTTATTGATAAACTATTAAAACTCATTCACATATTATTAACCATTTTACTACATTTTTAGGCTTACTACATTTTTTACTACACTTTTACTACATTTTTGTAACCCCTTCAAACCGTTGGTATCACTAGCTTTATATATATTTACTACATTTACTACATTTATTTTCAAGAGTTTATTTATAATAATAAATTATATATATATTTTTTTATAAATATTTGCTATATAGAAATTAGTGTAGTTTTTGTAGTAAATGTAGTAACTTAGATTTTTATTTTGCTACAAAGGGAGAGTGAAGGAGGTTTCCTCCTCACGAAAATTCTTGACAACCAAACCTATTTTTGATACAATATAAGTATAAAAGTACCTCCAAACGATAAAGTGTTTTGCAAAAGGGCGTTCTAGTTAAGAGCGTTCTTTTTTTTTATGCACTTTACAAATTTATAACGCATTTGATATAATTAAATTATCCTAAGAGCTTATAACTCTATAAAAACATAAAGGAGGAATATAAATGGATTTAAAAGCAATATTAAAAAGATGTGGATTAGAAGGTGAGTTAGTGGACACTATAGCAGACACTATAAAAGCAGAAATCCCTAAGGAGTTCGTTTCTAAGCAACAATACAATAAGAAAGTTGGTGCTATAGATGAACTTAACAATACTATTGCAGATTTAGAAGCTAAGATTGAGAACTCAAATACTGACGAGCATAAGAGTAAATATGAAGCTTTACAGAGTGAATTTGACACATATAAAAATAACATAGAAGTTGAAAAAAGTAATAAACAGAAGAGAGGTTTATTAACCGAACAACTAAAAAAAGAAGGATTCAACGAAAAAATACTAAAGTTGTTAACTAAAGAAATAGATTTAGAAACTTTAGAGATTGAAAATGATGCTATAAAAGATTGGGATAATATAGTTAATCCATTAAAGGAAAATTATTCTGATTTTATAAAGCAAGAGAGTGTTAGTGGTTTAGGTTCAGTACAACCACCAAGACAAGCACAAACACACTTTACAATGGAACAAATAAATAACATGACTACAGAAGAGATTAACGCTAATTGGGATTCAATAAGCGCTAGTTTACAAAAATAATTAAAAGAAAGAAGGTAAGTAAATGGCAGTAACAAGTTTTATACCTAAGTTATGGAGTGCTAGATTGTTAGCGCATTTAGACAAAGCTCATGTAGTTGCTAACTTAGTAAATAGGGATTATGAGGGCGAAATAAAAGCATATGGAGATACAGTTAAGATTAACCAAATAGGTGCTATAACTGTAAAGGAATATACAGAAAATAGCGATATAGATGCACCAGAAGAATTATCAACAACTGAAAAAGTGCTTGAAATCAACAAGCAAAAATATTTCAATTTCCAAATTGATGATGTTGATGCAGCGCAAATTAGAACTCCATTAATGGATGCAGCAATGCAAAGAGCAGCGTACGCTTTAGCTGATGAAACAGAAAAAATACTTTTAAAAGAAATGGATACAAACGCAACTTCTAAGTTAAAACCAGCTGCGACACTAGATAAAACAAATATCTACGAAGAGTTAATTAAAGTTAAAGTTAAATTAGATGAGAAAAACGTTCCAACAATAGGAAGATTCTTAATAATTCCACCTGATGTGCACGGCTTATTATTAGCAGCAGACCTAATTGTTGGTACTGGTGGTGCTATGGCAGAATCGATCACTAAAAATGGTTTTGTAGGAACTATCTTAGGGTTTGATGTTTATCTATCAAACAACATGGGAAGCTTAACTAACGGTACTGGTGCTATAGCGGGAGTTAAAATGGCTTGTACATTTGCTGAACAAATAGTACAAACAGAAGCTTACAGAATGGAAAAGAGATTTGCTGATGCAGTCAAAGGGCTTAATGTCTTTGGTTGTAAAGTAATTTACCCAGATGCTTTAGTTTGTTTAAAAAAAACAAACCCCTAACCTAACCCTTACTTCTTTGAGTGAAGAAAAGCCGAAGAAAAGAACTAGAAGGGCAAAGCAAGACACGGAATAGGCGACAAAATATTGTCGTCTTTTTCTTTTATATGATATAATTTAGATAGAAAGGAAGTGAAGAAATGGCATTTAAAAAGATACCTTTAACTATTGATACTATGATAAGAAACCCAATACCGGTTGAGGGGATAAACCAAGAAGATAATGTAGAATTAAATATAGTTGTAACTGAAAATAAGACACCTAAAGACCTATCCAGTCAGACTATAAAGGTTTATGTTAGGCGTATAGATGGGACTTTAGTAGAACAGACCGACCAAATAACTCCAACTAATGCGAGCAAAGGTGAGGTTACTGTTAAGCTTAAAAATAGTGCATTTAATAAAGAAGGCTACGCATTATTTCAACTAGATATATCTGATTCTAGTGGAAGAATAACAAGTTCTTATGCTACTTTTAAGATAGGAAAAGGATTGGTTAGTGGTGAAGCTATTGCTAACACAAATGAAATTGAAGCTTTAAAAAAGGTTGAAGAATATATAAAAAAAGCTAATCAAGAATTAGAAAAATTTAAGCAAACAGTTGTAACAATCAACGGGAACGAAGTAACGAGAGAAGAAAATGAAGCAACTAGGCAAGAAAACGAAGCAACAAGAATTAGGAATGAGGAAGAAAGAAAAGAAGTTTTAAAAAGTTACCAAACTAAAAATGATGAAGGGTTAAAAACGAATAAAAAGATTATAGTTGAAGCTATAAACGAAATAAATGACAATGTTTTAAAAAACGAAAGTGAAATAGATAGATTAACAAGCGGTATAACTCCGAATATGACAACTTTTCTAAAAGAAAGTGTGAATCTTTTTAATAAAGATGATGTTGAAATAGAAAAAGGCAGTTTTATTAATATGACTGGAAATTTTAGAAGGCGAGTGGGTACAATGTAAGTGGATATATTGAGGGAAAAGCTAATGATGTTTTTACGCATAAATTCAATAGCTCTCTAAGTGGAAAAGATGCTACTTTTGTATATTATAATGTGAGAAAAGAAAAAATGGGGTTCGCTACTGGAGAATTATCAGAAAATGAAGAAACGTGTAAAATAACAATGCCCGATAATGAAAATATAGCTTATTTTAGAGTTACTTTTACCGATGTTCAAAAATTAGAATTTATGATAGTCAAAGGAGAAAGATATCCCGATAAATATATTAAATATGGCGAACTAAAACTTGTTGATAGTGTTGTTTTTAATGAGGAACAGAAGAAAGAGGTAAAAAAACTTTCTTTAGGAGCTATTGAAGAAACGCCGATAAAGGCGAATCAGACTGATTTTTTTGAAGTGAGTAAAAACTTGTTTAATAAAGAAGATATTGAAATACAGAGTGGAAAGTTTATTAATAATAATGGAGGGGTTTCATCAGCAGGGGGTTATAATATAAGTGGTTACATTAAAGTTGATGAAGGTGAAAAGTATACTTATAAATTTAATAGTGGACAACTTGGGAGTAATACAACTTATTTATATTACGGAGAAAGAGATGAATTATTAGGAAATGCAAAAGGTAGTTTGAATGGTGAAGGAGAAACTTGCACTTTAACTGCGCCTATAGGTGCGAAAAAGGTAAAAATAAACTTTATAGAAACAGATAAAGATTCTCTTATGTTTGTTAAAGGAAGTGTTTACCCTAATTATTATGAAGGATTTAGCGATGTGAAGTTTACTGAAAATATAGGTTTGAATAATAAACAGAAGGAACAAGTTAAAACATTAATTTCTACCAATCCGTTGATTGGGAAAATAATAACTTTAAATGGAGATAGTATTTGTTATGGTGCGGGGTTTAAAGGTGGTTATGGTAAAATAATTGCAGATAGAAACAATATGGTTTATGAAAATATTGCAGTTAGTGGCGCAACTATTGCAACTGGCACGACGGATATAGGTACAGGAAGAGAAAGGCACTGGATAAGTGCAACTATTAATAATATGCGAAAAGATGCTGACTATATACTTCTTGAGGGTGGTGTTAACGATGCTTCAAGTCATGTAACTATTGGAGAAATAACAAAAGGCTACAATTCTCTTTTGGATAACACTACTTTTTGTGGAGCGTTTGAAAGTATGTTAAAGCAAACGTTTGAAAGGTTTCCGGGAAAGAAAGTGGGTTTTATTATAGTTCACAAAATGTGCAATGAATTCAACAGTTCGGAAAGTGAAAATTATTACCATAAAGCGATTCAAATTTTAGAGAAGTGGGGTGTGCCTTATTTAGATTTAAATATAAAGTGTCCTCCTTTGAATTATATTTCTAACTTGAAAAAAACATACACACACAATGGGGATGGTTGGCATCCGAACGAAGAAGGATATAGGGCATATTATTGTGATGAAATAGAAGCTTTTTTAAAAAGACTTTAAGGAGGAGAGATGGAAAAAATATTAAATTCTATAAACAATTATTTTTATAGATTTTACGAAAGTGGAAATTACTCAATAAACACTAACACTATAACAGTAAAAGGTAAATATATAATAGGTCAATATGTAAGAATAGAAGGCAGCGCACTAAATGATGGGATATATAAGGTCGCTTTTGTAGATGGTCAAAATATAACACTAGAAAGTCTTACAATGCAAGATGAAGAGTTTGAGGGGATAATATCCTCTCTTGCTATTCCAAGTGGTTTAATAGAACTTAAAGCTAAAATAGAAGTATATGAGAGTGAGAATAAACCGAGTGCTATTGTAAGCGAGAGTTTTGGTAATTATTCTTACAGTTTAGCAACTAATGCAAATGGTCAAGCTTTAACATGGCAAGAGGTGTTTTCAAATGAATTAAAACCATATAGAAAACCAAAATTATTTTGGGATAAAAGAGGGGTGAAAGAAATATGCTAGATGATTATAAAGAAAATCTGATTATAATGGAGAAAAGAACAGCTTCTGACGGAATGGGTGGATATGAAACTTCATGGATAGAGGGAGCAACTTTTAAGGGTGCTATAAGCTTAGATAATTCTACTCAAGCAAAACTAGCAGAACAACAAGGAGTAACATCGCTATATACTATAACGGTTGATATAAATGTACCCCTTAACTTCAATGATGTTGTTAAAAGAGGAAATGACTATTTAAGGATTACAAGTCGTCCCGAAGATATGATCACACCTAAAAGGGCGAGAGTTCAAAATAAGCAACTTAGTGCAGAGTTGTATGTTTTAGCATAAATATGATAGAATTAGAATAAGGAAAGGAGTTGCGACATGGAAAAATTTACAGAGTATTCAAAGGCGTTGTATAGCTATTTTAATAGCATCATGCCTTCATTTTTAGAGGGAAACGTTCCACAAGGTACGCAATTCCCTTACTTAACTTACAATTTAAGTTATACGCCAAACTATGACGATACTTTAATTCAATTCTCTATATGGGATAAATCGACTTCATTAAAAACTGTAGCGAGTAAATTAGATTTACTAGGCGAGGATATAAGTAATGGAAAAGTGGTATTTACCTCTAATGGCTCTATACAGTTATATAAAGGCTCTCCGTTTGGAGAAGTGTTGCAAGATGAAGAACCGAATATTAAGCGTTTATATGGCGTTATACAAGCAAGAATATACCTATAAGGAGGGATAAAATGAAATTATTAAACGGATTGACACAGACTACACCGCAGAATTTTCAGTTAGATGCTGGAGTGTGGTTGACTGGTGTAACTTGGGAAGGGGTTTCGGATGAAGAAACTTTAAGAAGTGCAATAACAACTGCTATGGGAAAGCCGACGAATGTGTTAGGTGCTACAAGTGGTGGAGGAAGCATCGAAATAGTACCTGATATAAGAGACTTAATGGAAGATGTTGATGGTGCAGTCGGGATGTATAAAGATTGTTTAGCGGTAAATAAAATCGACTGTAAAGTTAAAACTAAAATAGCAGAGGTTAAACCGGGCACAATGTTAATGGCTATAGGTTGTGCAGAAGAAGCTTCACTAGGTGCAGGGAAGAAAATAACTTTAAGAAACCATTTCTTATCTAAGGATTATAAGGAAATAGTTTGGGCAGGAACTCTAAACAAAACTGACGGACTTATGGTTGTTAGAGTTAAAAATGCCATCTCAACTGGTGGACTAAACTTCGAGATAGAAGATAAAGGAAAGGGAAAATTTGATTTAGAATTAACCCCTTGTATTGACTTAGCCAAACCAGACGAAAGTCCAATTGAAATTTATTTAGTATAAAGGAGAATAGGAATGAGATTAAGTGAAATGAATAATGATGTTTGTATTGAGAAAGTGATTGAAATAACTCCGTATCTTGGTGAAATAATGCAAGATGAAGAGTTAATCTCTATCTTCTATGATAGATTAGATATAAGTGGAATGGACGAGAAAGAAGGAAAAATCAAAGGATTGGTTAAAGGTGTAAGTAATTTCACTAAATTAATTCCTATCCTTCTTAAAAAACATAAAGAAAACATTTATAATGTATTAGCAGTTGTAAATGATAAAACAGTTGAAGAAATTGCAAAACAGAATCCGGTACAAACAATCAAACAATTAAAAGAGTTATGGAGTGATAAAGAACTTCTAAATTTTTAGCAATCCTCAAAACTTTAGGGAGTGGAAAAGTTATTATTTATCTAAGTAACTTCCGCTCCCTTTCTTTTAAGGCTATAAATGTAGTTTTAATAGAGAAAGAGAACGAATACAACTTAGAATGGACACATAAAAGGCATATGGCTCAATCGCTTTGGATATGTTCTCAATCTTTAAATAGAGATAAAAAGTTTAAGAGTTTTGAGGAATTATATGAAAACATGAAAAATCAAAATGTACAAGAAGAAGAGAAGAGTGTTGAAGAAATTTGCACAGAAATTTATAACAAATTCAAAGGAGGTGAATAGATGAATTTATTCACTTTAATGGCTGAAATAAGCATTGACAATAAGAACTATAATAGTAAAATAGATGAAAGTGGAAAGAAAACTGAAAGTGTTGCGAGTAGAATGGGAAAAGCTACTAAAGTTGCTGGTGCAGTTATAGCTGGAGGTTTAGGAGTTGCAGCGGGTGCAGCAACGAAAGTTGGTATGGATTTTGAAGCAAGTATGGATCAAGTAGCTGCAACAATGGGTATAGTTGGAGATGCTTCTGATTCTAACTTCAAAAAACTTTCAGATGCCGCCAAACAAATGGGAGCTACAACTAAGTATAGTGCTTCACAATCAGCTGAAGCGTTGAACTACTTGGCACTTGCAGGATATGATACAGACAAAGCTATAAGTGCATTACCTAAAGTTCTTAACTTGGCAGCGGCGGGAGGAATTGACCTTGCCTATGCTTCTGACTTAGTTACGGATTCTATGTCGGCTTTAGGAATAGAAACAGACCAACTTGAAGGATTCACCGACCAAATGGCTAAAACCTCACAGAAAGCAAATACAAATGTAGCACAATTAGGGGAAGCTATCCTAACGGTTGGAGGAACTGCGAAATCTCTTAAAGGTGGAACAGTAGAATTAAATACACAACTTGGAATCTTAGCTGACAATGGTATAAAAGGGGCTAAACTTTTGGTCGCTTAGATAGTAATATCTATGAATAAAAATTCGGTGAATTCGGTAAAAACCTAAGTTATACTTTACAAAATGGAATAAAGAGTGGTATAATATCATCAAGAGGTGATATTATGAAAATAACAATTGAAATTTTCAAGCAAGAAGTGAAAAATGTTGTAGGTGATGAATACGAAGTTTTGGAAATGACATATAAAAACAATTCAACACCTATGTTGTTGAAACACAATATTTGTGGAAATATATTTAAAATGTCAAGGAAAGCGTTTTTAAATGGACAAAGATGTCCAAATGAAAGATATTTGAGAAGTGCGGAAAGTAATTCAAAAAAACAAGGGAAATCCGAAGAAAAAAAGAAAATAATAGAAGAAATTTGTGAAAAAGAAGGTTACCTTTGTTTAAGTAATTATAGTAGAAGTAAGAAGCCTATAGTTATTAAACATCTTAAATGTGGCAAAGAATTTTATCCAACTCCTTACGATTTCATAAAAGGCACAAGATGTCCTCATTGTTATAGGTCAAAAGGAGAAGAAGTTATAAGGGAATTTTTAACACTTTCTAAATTTGTTTTTGAAGAACAATATAGAATAAAAGAATGCAGAAATAAAAGACCTTTACCGTTTGACTTCGCTATATTTAATGAAGAAAAAGATTTGGTATGCTTAATGGAGTATGATGGTTCGCAACATTTTAGTAATAAATTCGCTTTTAATGATGATGAAGAAAATTTCAAAAAAACTAAAACTAATGATAAAATAAAAAATGAATTTTGTAAAAGAAATAATATACCTTTAATAAGAATTAAATTTGTGAGAACAGATATAAAGGATTATAAAAATAAAATAATAGATAAGGTTAAAGAAAAATTTGAAGAGTATAATATGGCAATACCGAGCCAAGCTATTGAAAGTCAATAAAAGTAAATAGAAGGTGTAACGACTAATCGTTGAGTTATGACAAACAATAATACGAACACGAGTGCCGAACACCCTAATATTAAGTTAAGGGTGAAGATATAGTCTGAACTATATGGAAACATATAGAAGTAGAGGATAAAGAGCCTTTACGATAACAAAATGGAAGGTGGAACTGCATTAAGAAACATTATACTTTCTTTAGGTTCTCCAACAGACAAAGCGGCTAAACTTATGAAAAAATTAGGTTTAGAAGTTTATGACGCAAGCGGTAATATGAGGGGTACAAATGAAATATTTAAAGATTTAAATAAAATACTTGGGACTATGACAGAACAAGAAAGAACTAAAGTTTTAAGTGAATTATTTAACAAGGTTGACTTAAAGAGTGCCAACGCTTTACTTGCTAATAGTGGGGAGAGGTTTGATGAACTAAGTCAACACATAGCGAACTCTCAAGGTTCAGCCGAGGAAATGGCTAAAACTATGAGTGGAAATTTAAAAGGTGCTATGGACAACTTTAAATCAGCTTTAGAAGGTTTAGGGATAGCGGCTTACGAAAAGTTTTCAGAACCACTAACTAATGCAGTTAAATTTGTTACAGATGGTATTAGTTGGCTTGTACAAGCTTTACAAAGCGGAAACTTAGATGGGATATTAGATAATATAGGATTAGCTTTAAGTGTTATAGTAGGTTATTTAGCGGCTATAAAGGGCTATGCTATTGTAAGTGGTATAATTGCATTTGTAAAACCTTTATTTACTGCCTTAACTATGGTAAAGAGTTTTAGTGGTGCTATGGCAATATTAAATGCGGTTTTTATGGCAAACCCAATAGGGATAGTTATAGGGCTTCTTGGTGCTTTAGTAGGTGCTTTTGTATATGCATGGAATACCTCTGAAACATTTAGAAATGTGGTTGTTGGAACTTGGGAAGCGGTTAAAGAAGCTTTTTCAACTGTTATAAATTGGATTAAAAACGCTTTTACAGTTGATTGGTCTAATGCTTTTGGATTTATAGGAGATATATTAAATTCACATCTAGCGAATGTTAAAAATATATTTAATTCTGTAAAACAAATTTTTAATGGGATTATAGAATTTGTAAAAGGTGTGTTTACTGGCAATTGGTCAAGAGCTTGGCAAGGAGTTGTAAATATATTTGGAGGAATAATGCAAGGTTTAGGAGCGGTAATAAAAGCCCCTTTAAATGCGGTCATAGGACTTGTTAATAGTGCTATAAGTGGACTAAATAGCATAAGTGTAACTATTCCTGATTGGATTCCTATAGTTGGAGGTAAACACTTCGGAGTAAACCTCCCTAAAGTACCATACTTATACAATGGTGGTATAGTAACACAACCAACATTTATGGGTGGATATGTTGCTGGAGATAGTTACAAAGGCAGAGGAAACCAAGCAGAAGCGGTTATACCGTTAGATAAATTAGAAAATTGGATTAAAAGCTTAGCAAACAGACCAGTAGAGTTTTATATTGACGGTAAAGAAATAATGAGAACTTTAGCACCACATCAGAGTGAATTTAATGAATATTCTCGCATGACTTCTTTAGCTTTCAGATAAAAGAGAGGATTTTCCTCTCTTTTTTTTACAAAAAGCTATTGACAAGATGATTAAATGATGTATAATAATAATTGTAAAACATATTTAGGGGGTTGAATTTATGAGAAAATCAGATTTAAAAGATGGAATGATAGTTGAAACTAAAGAAAGTAGATATTTAGTATGCGATGGTAAACTTATTGACAACAAAGGTTGGGTGGATTTAAGAGATTATACCAGCGAATTAAAATTTGAAGGTAGAGAAGAAGATGAGTTTACAATAAATAAGGTTTTTGAAATAGAAAACCCAGCGTTTGGTTTATACGAGATTTTAGAAAAAGGAATGGGTATCGAGTTAGTTTGGGAAAGAAAAAGGGAAATAGATTGGAATAAAGTTCCTAAATTTACGCCTGTTCTTGGAGGTTATTTTGAGGGAGGATTAAAAAATGCTTATTTTTTAGCGTTTGATAGTATGGGAAATGATTTTCCTTTCTTGTTAACTAATATGAAAGATGATGAATTTACAGGTTTGAAACATAGACATCAAAATGAATTTGTTTGCGACATTTGTAAAATCCACCCATCTGTAGAAATAAAAGAAGAATGGTATAAATAAAGATTAAGCGCTCGAAAGGGTGCTTTTTTCTATGTTATAATGTAAAAGAGGTGATGAAATGATACAATTTTATTTTAATAATAAAGCAAGTTATGACGATTTTGAACTCCTAACAATGAATAATTTGGAAATGGGGAGAGTTGAGAAAATAGAAGAAGAACAAGAAGTTGAAGGAAATCCATTCGGAACTCTTATAGTTAAAACTGGGAGTTATAAAGATTTAAAACATACTATACCAGTTAGAGTTAAGAGAGAAGGGTGGGAGGTTAAAAGAAGATTAATTGAAAACTGGCTATCTAATATTGAAGATAATAGATTGATACTTTCTGATAATGATAGTATTTGCTCTAAAGTTAAAAAGGTAAGCATAGGCAATTATAGTAGAAATGGGAATGTTGCCATAGAGTTTGAAATTACTTTTCTATGTGAGCCGTTCTATTTTGATACAAACGATATAATTCAAGAGTGGAACGTTAACACTTCTTTAATGTGTGATTCTGATATTGATACTTTGCCAATTATAGAATTAAACTCACAAGGTGCAACACAAATTACTATAAATGATGAAACTTTAAGTTTTACACATACTGGAGATGTGATTATAGATAGTATGAGAAATATTTTTAATAAAGAAAATATGCAAGTAATAACGAGTACAGGGGATTTACCTATTATAAAAAGAGGTAAAAATACTCTTAGTGGTAGTGGTTTTACTACTCTTAAAATAAATACTAGAAATAGATATAGGGGGTAATTATGGGAAGTAGATTACATTCAAGAACTGCAACAAGGGCAGAAGTTATTTCCACTAATGGGATCGCTTTTTTTAGATGAAATTCTTATAAATGCAACTATAACCCAAACAGAAGATGACTTTTATGCTGAAATAGTCCTAGCAGTTAAAAAAGATGAAAGCTTAAAATACATTTATGACAACTTAATAGAAGAAGCTATTATTACACTAGAAGATGAATACGGGGACGAGTTCTTTAGAATAAGCAATATAAGGAAAGATAAAAGAACCATTACTATATTCGCAAGACAGATTACAATAGCCGACCAGTTAACATTATTTTTAAAGGATTGTAGACCGGAAAATATGAATGGTCAAGCAACCTTAAGTAAGCTTCAAAACGACGCTGTAGGACGTAATAAAGAGTTTTTCTTAACTTCTGATATATCTGACACGAGTACCGCTTATTATCAAAATATGAGCCTTTATAACGCTTTGTTCGGTGCAGATAATGCTTTTATAGTTAGGTGGGGCGGAGAGGTCTACAGAAGGCAATACAACTGCAAAATTAATACTAGGGTTGGGCAAGATAAAGGTGTTCAGATTAAATCAAGAAAGAATTTAACAGGTTTTGAGATCAAATCAAATGTTGATGACCTTTGCACTAGGATAGTTCCTCGTGGTTTTGATGGGATAGAAGCTCCTATTGTAGAAAGTGAATTAATTAATAATTATAGTAGTGTTTATACCAAAGTAATGGAATTTTCAGATATAAAGGTTAAAAACGAAAATAATCCCGACGAAGGTTTTGACACTTTAGAACAAGCTCAACAAGCTTTGCAAGAAAGAGCAAGAACTCAATTCACTTTATTCAATATAGATAAATTACAAGCAACTTATAATATAAATTTCATAGAATTATCTAAAACAGAACAATATAAAGATTATAGTCAAACTGAATCTGTTGAGATAGGTGATACAGTAGAGGTTATAGAAGATACTTACGGAACTAAAATAAAAGCAAGATGTATCAAGAGGGTTTATTCTGTAACTATGAAAAAGAGATTAAATACAGAATTGTCTAACGTTAAAAAAGAAAGTAGACCTATTTCAGTTAATGATATAATCGCGGAATTAGAAAAGGAATTACAAACTAAGCCTAATGCAAATTTAAGCGACTATATAAATAGCATGATAAACGCAGGGTTAAAAGATTCTTATGTTGTTTTAAAACCGAATGAACTACTTATAATGGATAATAAAGATATAAATAAAGCGGTTAATGTTACCCGTTATAATAAAAATGGCTTAGGTTTTTCTACAACTGGCTATTATGGAAAATATGAATATGGTTTCACTATAGATGGAAAAATAAACGCTTCATTAATAACAACAGGACTATTAGCAGGGCAATATATAGATGCTAAAAACCTAACTGTAACAAATGAACAAGGTGAAATTACAATGCGAGTTACTGGTGGCGGTGATGTTTATTTAAATGTTAAAGAATTAAAAATTAATTCTAAAAATATAACAACAAACGATTCATTAACCTCTGAAATAAACAAATTAAAAGAATACTTAGAAGGGGCTTACAAAGACGGTATTATAGATGAAACTGAAAAGAAAATACTTGAGGAGCAATTAAAAGATTTAGAAAAAGAAAAAGAAAGTGTTTTAGGCGAAATAGATAAGATTTTAAATTCTGAAAATTTAAATAATACTATCGAAAAAGTAAATTTAAACAATGCTAAAAAAGAGTATATAAATGCGTTTTATGATTTGATAAACAGTATAAGGCAATTAATAGGGTTAGAACCTTTAGAAAAACCAACAATTCCTGATGTAACTTTAGATAAAAATATAAGAATACATTTTCCGCACTTTCAACCTAAAGTTGCACCGGCTTATCCAGATTTATCTCTTATACAAAATCACAATGGAGAGATTTATCTCATAGATGGAGGCGAAAAAAAGAGTGCAAAACTTGTTGAGGATTATTTAATAAGAAACAATATAAATAAAATTGACAAGGTTTTTATAACTCATTCTCACAGTGATCATATTGAAGGAATACCATATTTAATTGAGAAATTCGGTTGTAAACAATTATACTGTAAAACCCCAAATTGGGATTTAATGCCTACTATAGAAATAGAGCAATGGAAAACTAAAGAGTTGCACGAATTAATGATACAAACCGCTAGAGATATAGGGGCAGAAATAATCGAATTAGATTCAGATAGAAAGATTCAATTAACTAACAAAAGTGATATTTTAGTTTATAATAGCCAAAACACAAATTATACTAATTATAATAATATCTCGCTTGGTTTTATGTTTAGATATTATTACAATTCAGATAATGCGATAAGATATTTTATACAAGGTGATATGTCTTATGTTTCAGAGGAATTTGTCGGTGGACAAAATGTTGGGAAAATAGATATTTTAAAAATGGGGCATCACGGGAATACTTCGAGTAATGGAGAAACTTGGTTAGGACATTTAAGACCTAACATCTCAGTGGCGACAATAGGATATCCGCCTGGAAATCAAGTGAAACTCAATACAATGCGCTGTATGTTCGTTGGTTCAAAAGTTTATTTACCTAATGATAATCCAAATTTTATAAGTTTTGAAATTGATAAAAATAACGGGAATATATCAACAAGTGGTATAGCGCATAAATTTATAAACGAGTGGTATCAAAGAGATAATGGGGATTGGTATTATTTTAAATACAATGGCGAGTTCGCTTTAAATGAAAAATTAATAATAAACAATAGAAGATATAATTTCAATAGTGATGGATTGTGTACAAATCCGGAAGGAGAGGAAATTTAAATGGCGACAAGTTTATTTGATAATTACAAACAAAAACTAACCGAGCTACAAAAAGAAAAAACAAAATGCGGTTGCGGTTATAACTAATAATAAAGATTTAGTTGTCTATGAAGAATTGAATTCTAAATTCAATCTTCAAAACGACAAAATCGGTTTAGAAGTTTCTAAACTATGGCAAGGTGTTAACAATGTAGAGGAAAATACGATTTCAAAAATAGAAATATTAGATGATAAAATAACTTTAGAATCAGAAAGAAAAGCGGAAGGTAATCCAATAGTAAACGGTGCTTTTGAAAGTGAAAACACGTTTGGGTGGAATGTCGGAGGGACAAATATATCAATAACAACTAATTATACTTATTTAGGTAAAAGAAATATAAATTATATAAATGTTACACCGACATCAACTAGCGGTAATTCTAGTTGGAGTAATAGATTCTCTATTTTACCATCAACCGAGTATACTTTATCAGGATTATTCTTTACAGGAACATCTACAAAATTAGGAATAAAAGTTAAATTCTCCAACTCTATAAAAGAAGGTAATGACTTTGAAAAAGAAGGAACTTTTGACGAAGAAATAAACTTAGGGAATTGGAGTTCAGAAAGCGATTTATTTGTACCTAAACATTTTACATTTATTACGCCCGCTAATGCTAAAAGTGCATTTTTAGAATTTTATTACTATGAAGCTACAAATCATTGCGGTTGGACTGAAATAATGCTAACTAAAGGTAAACAACCTTCTAGTTATGTAAGTAAAACCGCTTCATATTCTAAAGTTTTTCAACAATTAACACCTGATTCAATTATAAATAGTGTAAACAAAGGTCTTACAGAGGGTGGAGCTATAAGTGTTGCGAGTACGATTTTAGATGAAAACGGATTTTCTCAATTAAATAATGGAAAATTATCTGTAAGATTAAATAACAATGGTGTGCATGTATATTCATTTTTAAACGAAAGCAAAATAAACGGTTCTACCATCGCATTAAGGTCTACTGCGACGGGCGATGATGTAATTGGTTTTGTAAATGAAAACAACTCTTATCTAACTATAAGTTATAGCAAAGACGCTTCAACTTACAACTCTTATATGGTTTTAGATAAATTTGGACTTCTTAATCCGATACCAATAACATATTATGAAGAACAAGATTTTTACAGTAACAAAGTTTGGTTATCAAAAAAAACAGGGAATGGAAGTAATTTTTTTGGTTGGACAGATGGGAAAGGAAGAGGTTCATCAGCGTGGTACACCAGAAGCTTTTATTTAATGGATTCAGCAAGTAATGATTCTTTATTTACAATAGATTCAGACGACGCTTATTTTGGAGCGAATTCGGTTTTATTTAAAAGAAATGTTACTATAAACGGCGATTTAAATGTAAGTGGCAACAAAAACTGTATTCAGCATACTAAATTCGGAGATGTTCCGTTCTACGCGAATGAGGATATCAATTCATTGTTAACAGAAACAGATACTGATAACATCTATACAACAGAATTAATTGAAGGGAAATATATTTGCAGAATTGAAATAGATGAAATGATTCAAGAGTGTATCAACACAATGTTACCTTATAACATTTATATAGATAAATTAAGTTGGGGAGATTATAAAATTGAAATTAGAGAGAAAGATTATTTTATAGTTGAATCTGATAGAGAAATGAAATTTAAATATAAATTAGAAGGAAAAAAAAGGGTTTGAACATGAAAATAAAGAAAATAATTTTATGCAAAAAGCTACAGTCCAAAAACCTTCTCAAGAAACTGAAACACCATCGATACAAAAAAGAGAGAAAGAAATTATCCATAAAAAGCCGATTAATGAATTCTGGGAGTTATATCGTTGCAATAATTGTAATTAAAGTGGTAAAATATAGATAAAGGAAGGTGATATTATGAAAATAGCTTTAAGAGGTGGACATTCACCTAATTGCAAAGGTGCTAACGTTTTAAGAGATGAGCAATCTTGCATGTGGGCTTTAGCTGATGAAGTAGAAAAAGTTTTAACCTCTCATGGTCATACCGTTGTAAGATGTGAAACAACTTTATCAAATGAAAGAGAAGATGTAAGACAAGGGGCTAAAAAAGGTTATAATTGCGATATGTTTATCTCTCTTCACATGAATGCAAGTGACGGTCGAGGAAATGGCACGGAAGCGTGGGTTGCTAGAAGTGCGAGAAGTTCTATAAAAGAAATTGCTTCAAGATTATGCAAAAACTATGCAACTTTAGGATTGCAAAACAGAGGTGTAAAAGAGAAGAATTACTGGGAAATGACAGATACAAATTGCCCTAATATTATTTTTGAAACTATGTTCTGTGATGATAAGCATGATATAGATATATGGGCTTCAACCTCTTGGGATAAATTAGCGAGATTAATCGCAAATGCTATTGACCCTAACATTCCACTAGAAAAGGAACAAGACTATTATAGAGTTGCAGTTCAGAGATTTAAAAGTAAAGAAGATGCAGAAAAAGCGAAACAAAGAATAAGCAGTGAATTAGGTTATTATTGCTTTACTGAAAAGATATAGAGGTGATCTAAATGTTTAATAGTATAAAAAATAAAGAATATTGGGCTAGGTTCAAAAATCCTGCCCTTTGGATTTCTCTTGTAGGTTTAATTGTTCTTTTATTAAATCAATTTGGATATGTAATAGATGCAGAATGGGCAGATACAACAGTTAAATTAGTTTGTAGTATAGCAGTGCTACTCGGATTAATGAATAATCCCGAAACTGGAGGAATCGACTTGCCGAAAGGTGGAAAATAAATGGAATGTAAAGATAACCAATATAGTGAACTTATGCAATTAAGAAAAGAAGTTAGGGAACACGAAAAAAGAATTGCAGAGATGGAAAAGAATCACTCCGTTCAAGAATATCAATATAAAACTATAATGGAAACTTTAACGGAAATGAAAAGAGATATAATTGATTTGAAATCAACACCTAGTAAGCGTTGGGATTTAATAGTTGCTGGTATAATAAGTTCTATAATTGCATTTATAGCAAGTGTAACACTTAAAAAATAGGAGGTATTTATGGATAAAGACAAGGAAATTCAATTATTATCAAATGAAACCTTTATGGAAATAATGAAACACCAAAGACAAACGTTAGAAGGTTATAAAAAGATTTGTTTAGCTTGTTTAGCTACAGTGGTTTTAAGTATAACAATAATGTGTGGTAGTGCTATTTATTTCTTTGCTAATTATGAAGCTGAATTGGTAGAGGAAACTACTTATGAACAGAGTTCTGATGGTGAAAGTCAGATAATAAATGGTAATAACTATAATGATAATTCAATCCATAACGATAAAATAAAGAAGTAGGTTAAATGGGAGTTAAACAGAAAAAGACAGTAAAAAGAAAAGTAAGATTTAAGAAAAAGAGGTAATCTTATGAATAGAGAAGATATAAAGAAGGTGCTTAATTGCCCTTCTAAACCTCTTCTAATGTTAGCCTTAGAATTGGTTAACCTTAAAGACAAGGAACGTTTAGCGATTGAATTAGTTGATATAAGGGGCATGACACAAGAAAAAGCCTCTATAAAAATAGATTGTAGTATTAAGAGTGTTACCAATTATAGAAATAAAGCTTATAAGAAATTATCTAAAGCTTGGGAAAATCAAGAATTGATTAAGAAGATTTTGGAGGGATAAAGATATCTCTCTTTTTTTATTGGTTACGTTTTTTCTCACACCTAATACTATTTAAAATATCGTTGACAAGAAAAACAAAATTTGTTATACTTAACATATAAAATAAAAGGAGGTAACTTTATATGTTGTTACAAGAATTAATAAAAGTTAGAGAAGATGGAAGTAAATTCGTTAGTGCGAGAGATTTGCATATTTGGTTAGAGAGTAAGAAAACATTCGATAGATGGAATAGTCAAAACCTTCTATCTGCAAGTTATGATTTTGTAAAATTCATAAATTTTAACATAAAAACCCCACAACCATTGAAAACACTAAAGAATGACCTTGAAGTCACTTCTCACGAAGTGCAACAAGTAGAGGTTAAACTTTCAAAAAACAAAGGAACTACGTTTGAAAACAAAAAATTTATAGACTATGAATTATCCTTAAGAATAGCAAGTCATTTAGCTATGATAAGCAAATGTAAAAAAGGGCATGAAGCTAGAGACTACTTCTTTGAATGTGAACAACTATACTATAAACAAATGGAAACAAATCTTAAATTAGGTTCTATGCTATTAACACATAGAGAGAAGCTTCAACTTACAAAAGAACTATTCTACCCTATCTTAGAAAAGTTAGGAGTTTTAGATGTTAAAAAGAATTTAGTACACCAGAAGATAATCAAATCTCTATTTGGTAAGTATGAAAATTTAAATAAATTAACTAAACTTACTGATGAAGATGTTGAAAACTACAAGAGGTTAGCAATTAGCATGCAAAATGATACTAGATATTTTGAGGATAAGAACCAAATAACAGTTTGGGATATAATAAAACATTTATAATATTAACACTCTTCGGAGTGTTTTTTTATATAAAACCATTGACAAGATAATTAACTATGTTATAATTAAATCATAAGATGTTTAGGAGGTATTAAGATGAAAAGAAACACTTTAAAAGCGTTAAAAAGCTTAAAAGAACAATACAAAGAAAGATCAGAAGGTTTTGAAAATAAAAATTTCTTTTATGCCGGTGTTATAAGCGGTATAGAAAAAGCTATATCAGAAATAATAATGAATGAGGAGATTGAAGAAGATGAACATAGAATTTAATGGAAAGTTTTTATATGATAGCGAAACTGGAGAACGTATATGCTCTGTCGAGGATTTAAAAGATAGGGAAAAAGCAGTTTTTATAATAAGAGAACTTATAGATGAAAGAAGAGATTTTGAAGATGCTTTAGATACTGCTATAGGCAGAATTGAAGAACTTGAAGATGATTTAAGAATGTACGAAGATAACTATTGTGGTACTTTTAATAGTTGGTTGGAGGAATAAATATGAATGACGGTTATTATGCTTTACTTTTAGCAATAATATATGATATAGATGCACATACCGCTTTTTCGTTTATAAAAGGAACTAGAAAAGATTATGAAAATCTTAAAGATAAAAAAATAACAGAAAGAGATTATCAAGTTGAATTTGATTTGGAGGGATATTATGAAAGTTAATCTTAAAAAGCAAAATAGCAGCAACAAAAAGTGCGATTGCTGTAAAAAGAATGTTGGAGAATTGTATAAAAGTAAATTCTTAGGGTATTGGCTTTGTATAGACTGTATAATTAAGGAGGATAAAGAGTATGAATAATTATTTTGAGATTGGTGCTTTATATGAATGTGAGGGTGTTTCTTACACTCTCAACAGAAATAATCAAGCTGATTTTGAATTGTATCACGATTTAGTTGAAGAGGGAGAACAACCATTACAAGCGTTAAAGATAGCAACTGAAAATCTTTTATATTACATTTGGAACAATGACATAAAAGAGGTTACATTTGAAGGAACTAAAGAAGAAGTTGAAAGAGAAATGAAATTTTTAGGGTTTAGGAAGGTGTTTTAATATGAATTTGCTTGAACATTATATTACAAAAATAGATTATGTAAAAGAATTTAATGAATGGAATAATGAAGAGTGGGCTAAAGGAATTGAATTTGTTAAAGTGGGGTTGTGGTGGAGATGTTACAGAGATGAGGATGAATTTTCAGAGGAAATTTGGAGGGTTAGCCAATGGGAACAAATAAAAAAGCAAGGTTATTTTATGGGATAGAAAGGATTTGAATATGTTAAAATTTATAACCAAGGTTTGGGTAGCTGGTGAAATAAATGATTTCAGAAGAAATAGAAAGAAAAGAAAACAACAAGAAAAAATATTAAAGCAAAATAAAGCACAACAAAGAGTTGCAGAGCTTGGAGTTATAGAGGAAAAGATAAAAGGGAATAATGATTTAGATGCTAAGTATAAAAGAATAGGCAATTGTTTTTCTATATCTGCTTTAATTATTATATTAAGTTTATTTTTAACCTTATTTTTCCCGTTTGCTATTATAATAGGAATTGTAAATATACCCATTGTAAGTTATTATGGGGTGAAATTAAATAAATTAAAAAGAGAAATATTAAACAATTAAGAGTAGAGAAATCTACTCTTTTTTTATTCAAATTACAAATTGTAATATTTTTGTCATTTTTATAACTTTTATAGATGTTATTATAATTACAGGAGGTGAGATAAATGACAGACGAACAATTAGATATGATAATTTCTTATATAGAAGTTAATCATGATATATTAACACCTTTGGATATACTAGAGGGGTTATATGAATTAAGAGAGAATAATAGAAAAGAAGGAGAGTAAAATTTATGTCGGTTAATGAATTATTAGAAGTTGTTTCCCAAGGGCAAAGAATAGCTTTTTGCTATGATTGTTGCTATAAACCTTTAGTTTGGGAAGAAGATATGAGTTATGATGATTTTATATATGGAGTTGTACCTTTTAAAGAGAAAGCATTTTTAGATTCAGAAGTTTTATTTATTTATACTAACAATGACAATACATTATGGGTAGATGTAGAAGTATTTTAAGCGATTGAAACGAATGGGAGTGGATTAATTCTACCCTCATTTTATTCCAAAAAAATAGTTGACAAAACATAAAAATAGCGATATAATTTAAATATGAATAAGAGGAGGTAATATTATGAAAATTGAAAACGCATATTTTAACATGCTTGATGTATTAGTAGAACATGAAGGGTGGTATTATCAAGTTACATTTAGGAATACTGGAGCGGTATCTAGCATTTATAAACTTTACTCTAAAGAACAAGAGCACACAGAAGATTTTTACGAACCGATATTATTGAATACTAAATCTACTAAAAAAATGTTTGGTGTTATGCCGAGAGAAATATTTATAAAAGGACAAATAAAATTAAAGGAGGAATTATAGAATGAAAGAGTTAATAAAAATAACTACAAATGAACAAGGACAACAATTAGTGAGTGCTAGAGAGTTGCATGAAGGATTAGAGATAAAAACTAAATATCAAGATTGGTTTAAGAGAATGTGTGAATATGGTTTTGAGGAAAATATTGATTTTACTACTATAGAGGAACTTTCTCAAAAAAGAGAAGGTTCAAGATTAGTAAATAGATTCATAGAAACTCACATAATTACAATAGATATGGCAAAAGAAATTTCAATGATACAAAGAAACGAGATTGGTAAAAGGTTTAGATTGTATTTTATAGAGTGCGAAAAGAAATTAAGAGAAATTTCCACACCGCAGTTACCACAAGACTATTTAAGTGCTTTAAAGGCTTTAGTAGCAAGCGAAGAAGAGAAAGCGAAGTTGCTACAAGAAAAAGAAGAGAACGCCCCTAAGGTTTTATTTGCTGATTCAGTAAGCACAAGTAAAACAACTATTTTAGTAAGAGAAATGGCTAAGATATTAAAGCAAAATGGAGTTGATACAGGAGAAAAGAAGTTTTATAAGTGGTTAAGAGAAAATGGTTATCTAGTTAAAGCTAGTTGTACCGACTATAATATGCCAACTCAAAAATCAATGAGATTAGGATTGTTTGAAATAAAAGAAACTACAATAAACCATTCTAACGGAACAATAAGCATTTCACGAACTCCTAAAGTTACTGGAAAAGGACAACAATATTTTATAAATAAGTTTTTGAATAAATAATAAATCAGCACTCGAAAGGGTGCTTTTTTACGTTTAATAATATAAAAGATGCTTTAAAAATAGAATCTATGCTAGAAAAAGATAAAACCATGGAATATTCATCAGCTAAAATGGTTTACGAGCCATTAGGAGAAGATACAGAGTTTATGGAGTGTATTTCTAAGATAATAAACAAACATGGTTTAGAAGCCGGTACAAAAGCAATAATGACTGTTATAAATGAATTAATGGAAGATATGAAAATACTTCACTCAAAAATGTATAACAACACTATGATGAAATTGAGGGATATAAAACATGATTAAGAGTTATGATTTTAACAATGAAGCTATAAAACTATTAAAAGAAGCTATAAATTTAAGTGCTAGAGGTGAAATGATTCACGATACCCTTAGCAGGTCAGCACACATGAAAGGATTACAAGGGTTTAAAAGATGGCATAAAGTTCAATCTAAAGAGGATAGATGTCATAGGGTGGATTTACAACACTATGTAATTGATATGTTCAGCGAAAACCTCGAACCGTCTTGGGAGGAATTAGAAGGAGTTAAAGAACCATTAACTATAAAGGAGCATTTAGAATTATATTTAGATTGGGAAATCGAAGTTTATACTACTATAGCTTCTATATCTAATAGATTAGTCGCTAAATTCCCTAAAGAAGCTGAAAAAGTCTTAAACCCTCTTTGCGGAGTTTCTAAAGAAATAGAAAAGATACGCAGATGGTTACAAGACTTTGAGTTTACTGGATATGATGCAAGTTATATCAAGCTAGTTGATAAAATGCTTCATGATAAAGTTAAAGAAATTGAAGAAAAAGAGTAATCTTTTTACCTCTTAGAGCATATATATAAAATATAAAGCTTTAGGAGGTATTTTTTATGAAGAATATTGATAAAATCGCTAATGAATTATTACAAACAAAGACTTGCAAGACTACAAAGGAAGCTTATGAGTATGCTAGGTATTTAAAGAATTATACTATGATGCTCTACAAACAACAATATAAATAAATCATTATAAAGGCACTTAATAGGTGTCTTTTTTTATTACTACATTTACTACATTTTTAAGTTACATTTTTGTAGTTTTACTACATTTACTACACTTAATTATAAACAAAATGTTACCAATCAATTCATAATTAATTAAAATATTTACTACATTTTTAAGCTTACTACATTTTTTACTACATAATTACTACATTTTTAAAACCCTTTGTAAGCTAGTGATACCAACGCTTTATATATATTTACTACATTTACTACATTAAATTATAAGACTTTATTATAAGTAATAAATTAATATATATATTTTATATAAAAATGTGCTATATAGAAAATGATGTAGTTTTTGTAGTAAATGTAGTAAGTGATTAATTTTTATTTCTTATAATGGTTCAAAGATGTTCCGAGGCGAATGACTAAATAAAATATTTTCACATCATCACTCCATAATTATTTTTTTAATAAAAGTGTTGACAAGATAATTAAGTATGCTATAATTATACTTGTAGAGAACATCAAGGAGGTATTATGATGGTTATTAAGAAAAGTGAAATTAGGAAAGCTCTTCAAGATTGGAGAAGAATGGAAGAAAGGACTTGCAAAACCAACATGGCGACTTATAAAAGTCCGGAGTTAACAACTAGATTTATTAAAAGAATCGCTTTTATGATAGGTTGTCCTAAAGAACCGGAAACGGTTAAAGTTTTAAGACCTTATATAAAACAGTTTAAAGAGGAGGGAGTTATTTAATGAAACTTTATGAATTATCACAAAACTTTAGAAACTTACAACAAGTTTTAGAAAATGCTGGAGAAGATGAAAATCTAAAAGAATTAGTTATAAACTCTATGAAGGAGTTGGAGTGCGATTTATCTACAAAGGTAGAAAATATTGTAAGATTAATTAAAAACCTACAAGCGGAAGCAGAAGCATTAAAAGCAGAAGAGAAAAGATTAGCAAGAGAAAGAAAGATAAGAGAGAATAAGATTGAAAACTTACAAGGCTATCTATTTGACACTATAAACGGATTAGAGAAGAGAGAAGTCAAAGGAGGAATATTTACTGTAAGTATAAAGAAAAACCCTCCTAAGGCGATTGTAGAGGATTTAAACGCTATACCAAAGCAATTTATTGCAAATACTCCTAGTGTGGATAAAAAAATGCTTAAAGAAGCATTGAAGAATGGGGAAATGATAGAAGGGGCTAAGTTAGTACAAGAGGAAAGTTTGAAAATAAGATAATTGACAAGGTAGTTAAGTTAGTGTATAATTAAATTGTCAGTTAAAAGGAGGTATTTTTATGAATAGAAGTGAAACAATAGTTAAATTAGCAGTTGCTTTAGCGAAGTTCAATGCCGAAGTAACAAGTATATCAAAAGATGCTAAAAATCCATTTTTTAAGAGCGATTATGTAACACTTGATAAGCTTATATTAGCAACTAGGGATATATTGCAGAAGAATGGTTTATCAGTCTTACAAATGCCGTTAAGCAAAGAAACTGGAGAAATAGGAATACAGACTATTTTACTACATGAGAGTGGGGAATATATAGAGAGTGAACCATTATTCATGAAACCAGTTAAAAACGACCCACAACAAGCAGGTAGCTTAATAACTTATCTTAGAAGATATTCATATCAAGCTATTTTAAATCTTAATACAGGCGAAGATGATGATGCGAATTTAACTACTCATGGAAGTTCTAAACCAAAGGAAGGTCTATCAGATAAGCAATTAAGCAGATTGTTCGCTATAGGAAAGTCTAAAGGGATAAATCAAGCAACTATAACAGCACAATGCGTTAAAGAGTTTGGAGTATCTGATATAAGTCAAATGACTAAAGAACAGTACGATAATATTTGTAGTAGATTGGAGAAAGTTCAAAAATAATGAGATATAGATTTACTGAAACAGAAATAAAAAAAGCATTAAAAGACTTAACTATAATAGTTGATACAAGAGAAAAAGCCAACGACCACGTATTAGCGTGGTTTAAGGCTAAGAAAAAAACTTTTAAGGTTCAGAAATTAGAACAAGGAGATTATAGTTGTTTTCTCCCTAAAGGTGTTCTGAAAGGCATAGAAAGAGATTTGTACTTTGATAAGCTTATAGTAGTAGAAAGAAAGGCATCTATAGATGAAATAGCAAGTAATTTCAGTACTTCTGATTATCCAAGAATAAGTAAAGAATTTGCTATTTTAAAAGCTAATAATACTAAGGTTAGATTGTTTATAGAGGATAAATTATTTCATAAGCATTTAAGAGAAGGGAAGTATAGAAGTAGGTATGAGCCTAAAACATTACACGCTAGGATAAAAGGCTTTGAAGCTGAATACAACACTACTATAGAAGCAATACCAAGTGAATATATGGGGAGCGAGATATACAACACTTTATATTATGAAGTTAGAAATTATCTTTTAAGAAATTTTAATGTGGAGGTTGAATTGAATGAGTGATAGTAAAGCAAGTTTAATTACAAGTGTAGGAATAGCTTTAATGGGATTAATAGCCTATCCTAATAGTAGTATCTTAACCAAACCTATTTTAATAGGTGTTACAGTTGGAGGGGTTGCTACTGCGATTATAATTAAAGAGTTAAAGGAGAGTAAGAGGTAATGAAAGTTAGTTTAATAGATATAACAAACAATCCAATAGAAAAGATATATAAGGCTTATAGAATATGTTATAGTAGGGATTCGTGGAAAGATATAAAAATTAAGAGTGATAAAGAAATGTGTGATTTCGTGATGCCGCTTATGTTAGAAGGGCATTTAAGTCCTCTTGAACACGTTAGTTTCAGCTTTGCTATAGAAGGGATTTCAAGAGCGTGTTTAGCACAGTTGACTAGGCATAGAACATTTAAGTTTAATGTGCAATCACAAAGATATATCAACGCAGAAAATTTCAGTGTAGTTATGCCTGATTTAAGTTATATAGGAGATAAAGAAAAAGAACAAATGACGAGAGAATATATGTGGAGTATGTACGAAGAGATATTCGATTTATATAAAGTTATGGTTAGGAATGGAGTTAAAAAAGAAGATGCTAGAGCGATTCTTCCGCAAGCAACAACTTGCAATCTAATAGTTACAATGGATTTAAACAACTTTAGAAACTTTTTAAGACAAAGAAAATGTATTCATGCACAGAAAGAGATTAGAGAATTAGCTTTTACTATGATAGATTTATTAAAACCTCATATTCCATTTGTAGATTATAAAGTTTTATTGTGTGAACAAGGTTTATGCAGTAAATGTCTTGACAAAATAAATCAATAAGTATATAATTAAATTGTAAATAAATTTAAGTTGGTTGAGTGAGTTTATAGTGTTGAGAATAAAATATTCGCCTATATCTTGTACGCCTCACTTTTCCAACTAAGGAGGTAATAATATGAATCAGGTTAACTTATTAGGACGTTTAAGCAAAGATGTAGATTATAGAACGGGTAATACTAATATTGCTAGATTTACGTTAGCAGTAAACAGAAAGTTCAAGAAAGATGAAGCTGATTTTATAAATTGTATAGCGTTCGGTAAAACTGCCGATATAATAAATCAATATTTCTCTAAAGGTTCTCAAATTGCTATAAGCGGAAATATAAGAACTGGAAGTTATGAAGCTCAAGACGGGACTAAAAGATATACTACTGACGTAGTTGTAGAAACTTTTGATTTTATAAGTGGTAATAACAAACAAGAAAATAAAGGGAACGGATTAGAAAATTCTTTTCTTGAAGAAATAAAAGAAGAATGTCCATTTTAGGTGAATAAATGAAAATTTGTACTAATTGCAACAGAGCATTCGAAGATATAGAAACTAATTTCTATCACCACCCACAAGGGAAAGATGGTTATAGATCTATATGTAAAGAATGTTTAAAGGAAAAAGCTAGAGAAAAATCAAGAAAGACTATGAAAGATGTTTTTATAAATAGAGAAAAGATAAAAGCTAAACGTAAAGAGTTAGGATTAACTATTGAAGAAGCCGCTAAACTTATAGGAATACCTTATCATACTTATTTAGGTGTAGAGATAAGAGACAAAAGAGTTAGGAGAAATACTTGGGAGAAAATAAATAAAATTTATAGACTAGAGTAAAATCTAGTCTTTTTAATAAAATTGTTGACAAGATAATTAAGTGATTATATAATTAACTTGTAAATTCGTTTTGGAGGTTAGGAAGATGATTAAGATTAAAGTAAGTCAGAAAGGTTATAAAGTTAAACCAACTGCAACTGACATGATAGATATTACGATGGGTATGAAAAATTACCCTTGTATATACGTTGATTATAGAGAAATAAAAGAATATTTAAAAAGAGGTCATTCTGTTTTATTAGCTGAATTTCAAGAAGATAGTAAAGATATATTTGAAAGCAGCATTAATTGTTTAGAGTGTATTGCTTTAGATGTAGATAGCAAAGAAAATGAGATCACATTATTTGAAATGGTTGCATTAGTAAATAAAAAACTAGGTGTTTACCCTATAATAGAATATCCAACTTTTAGTGATACTGATTACACTAAATTCAGATTGATTTATAGATTAGAAAGTCCTATTGATGTAGAAACATACAAACTGTTGTATAAAGCTCTACAATGGAAATTTAATAAATATTTAGATCAAGCTACAAGCAACGCAAATCGTATATGGGCTGGCACCAACAAAGAAGTAACTTATAGAGAGAATGATATTCCTATAAGTTGCGCATTAATGGTAAAACTTATAAATGCTTATCAATCTAAACTGAAAAGGGATAACAAAGCTAAGCAAAAAGTTATTGAAAAAGGATATACTCAATATGACGGTGAGGATTATATTAAACCACAATATAAAGAAGAGTGTTTAAACAGACTGATATCATCTATAAGTTTAAAAGACTTCATACAGAAGCATCTAGGTGGAGAATTTAAGTATATGAATGGCAATTATATTGGTAGATGTGTTTTGCATGGCGGAGATAACAAAGGGGCTTTAGTTATAAATGATGAAAAAGGTATTTACACTTGCTTTACACATTGTGGAACTGGCAACCTAATATCAGTCGCTAAAAAAGTCTATGGAATTGCTAATTTTTCTAAAGTAGCGTTTATGTTAGCTCAAGAATACAATTTAAGTATTCCAGAAGAGTGGATTAGGAGGGTTTAAGATGGTATTAGCATTCGATAAAGATGTATTTGGATTACCTATAGCGATAGCGGATTCTCAACGAGCTTTAGGTAGATTGATGAATATAAACCATAATATGATATCAAGACAAATAAAGAGTAACAAAAGAAATAAAAGAAGCGATTTGAAATTTATAGAATTTAAAGAGGAAAAACAGAAAAGACCTAGAACGCAAAGAGAGGTTTGTTATGCAGTATATGATTGTAATGTAAAGGGTGAGCCTATTATACAATTATTTGATACTATAAAAGAAACATCAGCATTTTTAGGTTGTTGGGATAGTTCAACAAAGAATTTAATTGATAAAGATGTTAAAAATAGGCAAGGATATAAAGTTGCAAAAATAATTTTAGAAAATGAATAAATAACTATTGACAAGATGATTAAGTATGTTATAATTAAATTGTAAATAAGTTTTGGAGGTTAAAAGATGAATAGAGAATCAAAACTAATTCAAATTGCCAACTATTATGGCAAAGAACCACAGTTAAGACAAACACAAGAAGAGTTGGCGGAGTTAATACTTGCAATTTCTAAGTGTGTTAGAAATGACTTGCATTTTCAAGAGAACTTCATTGAAGAGATTGCAGATGTAGAGGTAATGCTAGAGCAACTAAAATTGTTTATGACGGATTCAGAATTAAATCATTTGGAGTTTATTAAAGAAGCTAAGATAGCAAGGCAACTTGAGAGAATAGAAAGAGAAAAAGCGAGAAAAATAAGTCAATATGAGATAGAAAAGTTTTGGGAGGAGAAATGAATGGACAAACTAACTATTACTACGCAAGTAATATACGAATGTATAGATTATGCAACAAGTCGAAAAGATGGGAGTTTTGACAAAGAAGAAGCGTGGAAGTTTCTTACTACTAATATAAAAGATTGTAATAAATGTACAATAAAGCAAAAAGGAGCGATACAAGAAGAGATGTATCAATTATATTTATCGATAAGAAGAATAGCGTTAGCGGGAGGAGGAGAAATAAATGTCAATTAGAAAAGTAAGCATCAATTATTTAGTAGGGGAAAACGGATTTTATTTCCAAGATGGTGATTTTGTAATCTTAAATACTGGAATGTCAGAGATAAAAGGAAGAATCTTAGAGATACACGATTATAGAGTTAAGATGGAAGATGAACAAGGGGAAATAATAGTCCCTATAGACAGAATTGAAAGTATTAAGTTATGGGAGGGGAGATAATGGACTTAGCAAATGCGATTAAGCAACAATATGCTATAAATGAGAGAAAAGGACATAAAGAAGCTTTGCTAAAAGGTAAGAAAGAGTTATTAAAAGAGAAAGATGTTAAGAGGTGGTAAGATGTTAAAAGTTGGAGATAAAGTGAAGGTTAGAGAAGATTTAATATATGATAGAAATGAACCGGGGGTTACTGATGTTATGCTTGGTTTTAGAGGTAAAGAAATGACTATAAAAGAAGTGATCAAAGATAGAGAATATTATATATTTTTGGAAGATGAAGCAGAACATTATTGGACAGAAGAAATGTTTGAAAAAATCGAAGAAAAGGAGAGTAACAATATGAAGATTGAAGAAATGACATTAAACGAAATTTTAAATTCTATTTTGAAAGGTAAGTTAGAAATGGAAGAGTTCAATAAGCAATTTGAAACTTTTTGTTATGAGAAAGGAATGGAAATATTAACTAAACAATTTAAAAGACCACAATACACATTCCAAGAAGCGTTTAAAGCTTTTGAGGAAGGGAAAGAGATAGAGAGTTGTGAGAGTGGTTTTAAATACGAAATTTATGAAGATGCAACAAAAATAAAAAGAGAAGGTTATAAAACAATATATGAACATAAGGCGGTTAAAATATTTTCAACAGAAGAAATTAAAGGTAAATGGTATATAAACGACTAACA